CAGCAGCACTAGCTCCTACCCCTTTTATCGAATTTACCTTGATCTCTGACATAATTAACTAGGTTCAGTAGGGAAAGTAACTGATGACATATCTAAGTTACCACTTGCATCTAGTTTAGGCGATGCACTAGCTGGTAAATCACGCAAACTTTGACGATATGTTTTCCAATCATCTGAAAGGGTTAAATCAGAACTAGCCCGCCAATCACAAGCTGCTAATAATTTATCTCTTTCCACCCTCAACAGTCTCATAGGCTCGGCATCTGTAAGTCTTGTTAATTCTGCATTTATTTCAGATTCAGTTGGTGCTGTTTCACTTTCATTCCATATCAGTCCAGAATATTCATAACCATTCCAACTCCAACTTTGCGTTGGTTTTAGTGATGCTAATGCTTTATGTACGTTATATAACATTAAGTATCTCCAAGACGAATAAATGTGGCACAGTTCCTATTTTCTGATGAAGAACCATCTAATGAAACTGTTGCACTACTGTAAATTCTAAATTTAACTTTCACTTGAGTCACATCTGTAACATCTACAAAAGTTTGACAATTACAATTACCATAACTATATGTACCTACATCTTCAATAGAGACAATAGAACTTGCCCGACTAGAATAACTACTATTGTCTGTAGTGATGTATATACCAAAACTGTTAACATCATCACGACCAGTTTCTTCAAAATAACCTTGCCACTCCACTTTATAAATTCCTGTAGAAGGGAATGTAAATATACCTCCACTTTCGGTCATTCCACCACTACCTGTAAGAGTTCCTTGACCACTACTATCAACTCTTTCCCAATTACTTGTTAAAAAATTTTCACCATTATTTAAAGCTACACTTGTGTTTATTCTAAACTGATCTGCCATTGTTATTCCAACACCACTTGAACTTGTTAGAAGAGTTCCATCTGCAATATCAGGAAGAGTTATAACTCTGTTATTACTAGAAGAAGAAGGTGCTTGTAAGCTGAAAGACCCACCACCTGATGCTGCGTTTAGTTTAATCTTTGCTGTCATTATGCTCCTACCTCCTGTAAAACCATTACATCTTCAACGCCTTGACCTGTCATTGTAACTTCACCAGCAGCAGATTCTGACTTGGCATAAAGTTTATAAACAATAGAATTTCCAACTGAATAACTTGGTGTATCTAATCTAATAATACTAGCTTTTTCAATTATTCTTGAACTAGCACCATATGTACCTATAGCTGTAGTGTTACTACCGCCTGAGATATTAGTAAAAGTACCTCCATTTATTGATCTAAACAAAGCCACTATTATTTGCCTTCCATTAGCTCTAGTATCTAACAGAAATGATGCGTTAATTAAAATCTTACTTGAAGCTGCTGTAGGTGTAATAGTTGCAGATAAATTGCTTGCTACAAAACTTGCAGTTGTAAAGGTTTTTTCAGTACTTGTAGTTCCTTGTGTAACTTGCAAAATTTTCCCTGCACCAATACCAGTTCCAGTAACACCGCTATTGGTAATCTGCATACGTTCAACACCACCAGTTGAAAACTTGATAGTGTCAGCAGCAGGAAATGTTATACCAGTATTACTATCCGTTCCAGTTACAGCAGGGGCAGATACGCTTCCGTCAACCCCAGAAATACCAGTAGTGCCGTTAATGTTTAAACCCATAAGATTACCCCACTATTGTCCATGAACTACCAGCAGGGATAGTTACTGTTTTGCCACTATTAATAGTGATCTCACCAAAACTACCCGCTCCCCTGGCAGCAGTAATTGTATAGTCATGGGTTACTGCTAATTGGTTTTCCCAGAAAACAGCATTTGCCCCACCATCACCACCAGTTGCACCGCCACCAGCACCGCCTATAGCTCCCCATGCACCATCGGCATATCCTTCAAATTCATTGGAGTTGGTATTGTATCTGAATTGGCCGTTTGCTGCTGCTGGCTGACCAGATTGACCAGGCTGTTGTGCATTTGTCCCAGATGGTACTAACAAAAATCCGTTCCCAGACATTGTTACGTTGCCAGTTAGTGTAGGGCTGGCAGCAGTCGCAAGTCCCCCGTTAGCAACACCTAAACTAAATATTGTTATCCATGCGTTATTAGCAGCATTCCTTTGTTTTAATACGTTATTTGTAGTATCAGCCCAAAACATATAAGCATATTTAGTACTAGGCTCAGATGAATTAGAACTTAATGCTACTAAAGCTGCTAATGCACCATTTATATCTGCTCTAACTGCACTTCCTGTCCCATTCGCAATATCCATATCGTGAATTGGAGGACTCATTATTATTCCGTAGTAATATTAATACTTACAATATACTATAAACCTTTTCCATAGCCAACTGCATTATATAAAAAGTTTCTATTTATTATTGTTCCGTTTGATTGTTTAAATGTTACCTGGAAAGAACTACCAGTAATCGTACCAACTTCAAAATAATCACCACTCGCCATGTTCATAGCTGTTATCCCTACGCTTGGTAAATAGGCTGTAGCACCGCCCAACGCAGCAGTACCAGTAAAGAATGCCTTATCAAAAGTAACGGTCTTAGTGGCTGCTCCAGAAGCTATTGTGCCGTTGCTACTTTCTGATCTTTTTTGCATAGAAGCAGTAAAACCTAATTCATCAACAAGAATATTTTCATCAACATCAGTAGAGGTTAATTTTGTGCGGAATTGATAACCTCTGCCTTTAAATGTTCCGTTTATAAATGGTTGCCATGCACTCCATGTTGCACTCCCACTTGCAGGATCATCATTAGTTGATCTAAGTTCTAAAACTGCATTTACATTATTAATAATTCCACCATCCCAATCATCCCATGTGTCACATAAAGCTGTTCTGTTATCAATTAAATCTGATGCTAAAAATCCTCTAGTAACAAATCTACGTTCTAAATCCAAAGCAAAAGCATTTCCAAGATCAACAGAATTTATAAAGTTATAAGTTGCTAACGGTTTTACATCACCAAAGAAATCAAAATTAGCTATTGCATCAACATCAGTTATTGCATCAAAAGAATTACCACCATCAATTACTAAGGCATCATATTCATCACTATAAAAACAATCTGTTTTGACACCTTGAAATGGTGGAGAATCTGTATCTTCTCTTCTTACAAGTACAGGTAATTTACCAATAGGATCTGGTGGATCAATAATAACGCTTGTAGCACTACTGACTCGACCTCCTGAGTCTTCAAATGCAACTAAAACTTCACCAGCAACCATTGGAATAATTGCCTCTGTCTGTACACCACTTTTTGCGGGTATTAATTCAACTGAGTTATTCCATGTTCCACTACCATCAGTTAAACTTGAATGCTTTATATTTACTTTTCCACCTAATTTAACGTCAAGTTCTGTTGTTATATCCCATCTTAATCTTCCACTATTTTGATTTATTGTTTCAAAACTAAGATTTGATGGAGCAGCAGGAACGGCTGTTTTTCCAACTGCCTTAAATTCTAATGTTGCAGGAGTAGCAGAAGGTTCAAATAACGCATTTAAAGAAACAATTCTAAAATCATAAACACCAGCAGTAGTATCCAATATTTCTAGTTCAGTACTGCTAACTCTAGTTCTTTCGTAATTATTTTCTCCTTTTCTAAAATGAACTTCATAAGCACTAGCACCTTTAACGGAAGCCCATGAAAATATAATTTTTGTTTTTGCCTGTTGTTTCTCTTCATAAAACCTTTCAACAGCATTTAAACTTTCTGGTGCATCTAATATCGCATTTAAAATACTTACATTTCTAACAGGTAAAGCAGTTCCGTCTTCTACATAAGCAAATTTTCCAGAATTATAAGATAAAGCTGTAATTCCATAAGTAGTCTTATCTTCTTTTACATGAACAACTCGCCATTGTGTTGTTTGAACAGTATCGTTTTGTAAAATCCAGACAGAATTAGCATTTGGAGCAGATGAAAAAGCAGAATCTAAAGTAATAACAGCCCCAGAAATACCAGAAACATTTTTAGTTTCTACAGAACCATCAGGTAAAACAACAGATAAAGTTGGATTGTTTGTAGAGTCAAGGTCAGTCGCATCAGTATTATCAACCGTTACCGTTGTTGTGGTTGCAGAATTTATCCGACCACCTCTTCTTAAACCAGCTTTTAATGGATCTGCAATCTCAATAACTTGTCCAGGTCTTACTAAAACACCAGCATCTATTGAAGTTGTAAAAGAAACTGTTTCTGTTGCATTTTGCTCTTCATATAATAACCATCTACCCATACGAGCAGCTTGATTACGGCTTGTGCAACCAAATGCTTGAATCTGCTTATGAATTACACCATATTTAGCTTCAGCAACACTATCAGTAACGGTTTCATAATCTTTTTCTTGATTGGTCATATCAAAATAACCAACAGAAACAGAAGTGGATCTAGTTTTTAATGAACTACCACTATAGTTAAATCCATCTTTAGAAATATTTGACAAGGTAAACAAATAAGAACTGGTCTTAGGAGAGTCTTGGTTAATAGTTAAAGAACCAGCAGTCCAATATGGCATAGTTCTCATTACAGAACAGAGTTCATTTATTACCTTAAAAGCATCAGACCTTTGTTGGATTAGTGCATTACAACTAAATCTAGGCTCTGTCGAACCTGTACCAGAACCATCATCAACTTGTGCCGAACAATATTGTGAAGCACTATAAAAAGCAAACTTATCAATATGAGCAGCTTTTACATGATCGCCTAATCCCCATCTACTGTTTATTAATAATTCGTGTAATAACCAGGCAGGATCACTACACCATTCATTTGTAGCTTTAAACGTACCATTCCAAGTCCCTGTATATGTAATAGAGCCATCAGATTGAACAGTACCGTTACTAGGTATTGGAATTTTAATACCACGCAATTTATACATTCTTGCTGGTACTGAAGGAAACTGTTCAGAGTCAAACCTTAAACCAGCATGAGCTATGTTTGGATAAGGTCTTTGCTCATCAATTATTTCTGTATAAGAAGTCCAACTAAAAGCATTTTGTAACTTAGAATCTGTACTATCTGCTGTTATACGAGTAACTCTTACTGTTATAGGAAAAACAATACTGCTATTAAGATTTATACGATAATCTCTCGAATAAGCATTGTTAGAGCGACCAATTACTTTGTCTGTTATTGGTGTTGTAACAGTTCCATTATTTTGAATAATTTCTACTTTTAAATCTATTGTTGTTCCGTCAATATCACCTTCATCAGTAAATTTTTGTATTGCTGGAAATTGAACAGTAACCCTAACGGCATCAACATTAGTATTTGTTATTGTCCTAGAAATAGGAGTAGCTTGCTCTACTGTTACACCAACATTATATTCTGATTCGATATTTGCAATGCCAGGAATAAAAGTTTGATTGGCAGTACCAAATCTAGGTTCAAAAGCAATATTACGAAAATTAAAATCAGTATCTTGTGGATTTGCTGGATTGGCAGTAGAACGTAAGACAGGAGTACCTGTTAAATAAACATCTTTTAAAGCAGCATTATTGTAAGTTGTAGTTCCTTTTGTATAACCAACAGCAGATGGGAACCCTTCAATTTCACCTTCAGAAAGTACATCTACGATTGTTAGATGTTGGGTACTATTTAAAGTTTCATTTTCACTAAAAAATTGATGCCCTAAAAAAGTAAAAGGTTCTCTATTATTTAAACCACTAAAAGTCGCAGTTGCCATTTAAGCATCCCCCTTTAACTGAACAGTATCTATACCAGCAGATACCACAACAGAACCTACAAATACTTCTCCAAAAATTAAAGGTATGGCAGTTCCCGCCCGACTTGTATTTTGTACGCCATTAAATGAAAAGTTTGTAGCTTGTGGTTGTTCTGCTAAAGAAGGATTTTCTGGTACTGGAGAGAGCATTTCAGAAACACCATTTAATGCCAACAAAAGACCAGCAGTTTTCATTACCGTTGCTACACCTACTCCTGCTGTAATACCAAAAGTACCAATAGTTCCTCCAAAAAAGGCAGGAGCCATATAAGGAGCAGCAATTAAAACAGCACCAGCAATTATTTTTCCTACGGTGCTACTAAATACATCTTTAATCCAACCAAAAATCGCACCACCTACTAACGGTATAATTTTTATTTCTTGATTACCGCTAGGATCTACTAATTCTTTTTCTTCTAAATCATAATCTCCAACTTTAACTTTGTAATATTGATCTTTCATATTATCTTCTAACGCTGGAAAGTTTACTAATAAAAACTTCATAGCGTCTGCTGCACTAGCAATGTCAGCTTTAAATTCCTTTTTTCCTAAAAATTTAGCTAAAGAACCATAAACTTTAATTGTTTTTAATTTAGTACTCATACGCAACAGCAATAGCTACTTCTAATATAAACCATTTACTGAGGTTGCAACTGTGTCCATTCTTCTGTTTTTGGATTAACAATATACCAAGTAAGTTTTGTTGTATTGCAACCAACAACATCAGCTTCACTAGGACTTGTAGAACCTTGGGTATGACTGTGGATAATAGCTTGCAAGTCCCCTGAGTCCTCTGCCTCTATCCAATCATTAGGATCAATTACAAAACAATCAATATTATTAGTACATATATTTTTACACGCCCAATATTTGTTTTTATTTTTAATTTTTACTAACAAACCACAAGATTCAGAAGGATCACATTCTTTAGCGTGATCTAAAGCATCTTTTTTCCACTTAATCATACAAACGTACCAATACCAGGAAATATATCTCTAGTACAAATACGTTTTGGTACTTTTACGTTAACTAAATCAAAAGCAGCAACACATTCCCACTCAACCATATTTCTATTCTCAACAGTCTTACGATCAAGATAATAAATTTCTTCTGGCATAGCTGCCGTAGGATCTGGTGTTCCTAAATTGTTTGTATTATTAGGAAAATTAGCATTATCTAAATAACGTGCCAAAGTTCTTATTCTTGTTAATTTTGCTCCATTTAAATCATTACCAGGAGTTGTTTGATTTACATCCAAAAGTAATGCAGTAAAGGTACTGAGCATATTACTAATACGCAATTTTGGTCTTGGTAAGGTTGTAGAAGTGCCATTAAATTCAAAACCAGTTACTTCAACAGGAAATTTAGAATAAGTATTACCAGCCCAAACAACAGCACCAAACGTATTAAGATTTGCTCCACTATGAAACCTATAAACTGTAGATGATCCATGTAAGGTGGCATCTAAAGACAAGGTAAATAATTCAATTAAAGAACTAGGAGAAACTTTTTGTAGTTCTGATACTGGTATTGCCATTTAAGGTTCTGCTATTTGTACAAAAGTAGCTCTTATTGAGTTTTTATTAGAAGAAGTAAAATCTACATTCCAATCTGCACAAGTCCATTTAAGAGCATTACCAAAAGGATCAGTCCAATCAAAAGATTCACTACCTTTTCTTGCTTCTAAAAAGGCAATAATATTATTTCTTTCGGTATCATCACGATTATCAAAAACTAAATTCCAAGCTTTTAAATCTGGATTAAGACCATAAGAAACAGATTGACGATAACCATCACCAAATTCAATAGTGTTTACTCTCGGCTTACTCATTTGAGAAGCAGGAAAACTAGGAGTGTATGTAAAAGTAGCCATAATTAAGAACTAAGAAGACCTCCAGGACGTTTTTGATCTATTATTTCTGCTTGTATTGCAGCAGCTAAGACCTGACCAAATTGTCTTGATTGTTCTTCATTACCTTCAACAGAAGTACCAGAAGCATCAACAGAAACATTAACAACGGTAGAGCCACCTCCACCACCTTCTACACCAAGCCTTCCACCTTTACCACGTTTTAGAGGAAGTATAGCTTCAGCACCAGCCTCGCCCATTAAGCCAATTCCATTCTTAAAAGGAAAAACGGTGGGTTTATCTACAATGCCACCTCTAGCAAATTTCTGAATACCATTAGCTGCAAATACATTACCTTTGGCACTACCAAATATATTAGGGAAGATACCACCTAAAAATCCTGTGAGAGGTTTCATTATTGTTTGCTGTATTGCAATACGAGTTAAATCTTTAATGATAGACCTTGCCAAGTCCTTAAATGCAAATTTTCCTGTCTGTACAAAATTAACTAAAGTATCTTCTAATTTTTGGAAGGCATTACCAACAGTTTTTGACATAGCCCCTGCTACATCTTCTAAACCTTCTTTGTATTTAGCAAACCCTTGTCTTGCACCTTCTAAAAAGTCATCTAGTTTTCCTTTTGCAGTATCTAAACCATCAGTAATACCACCTTTGTCATCTTTAAATATCTTTGGATCAATAGGTTTACTTTCAAATGTTTTTACAATGTTATCAATTCTAGTTTCAAAATCTTTAGCAGTTGTATCGCCAGTTTTTACTAATAACTCTTTATATCTCTTATTAATAGCATCCCAAGCTTCATTATTACCAAACAACTGTGCTTGATTTATACCCATTTCTGCTTTTATTTCGTCTATTGCTTTTTTTCTAATATCTAATAAATTACCTCCTGCTTGCTGGACATCACTTTCAAGTGCCTTTGTATTTAGCAAATTACCAGTAAACTTTGCAATACGTTTTAAAGTATTAATAATAAATTTAAATACACCACCAAATATTCTATTTATATCTTCAGCAAGATTTACAAATAAAGTTTTAATATCTTCAACAACTATTATTGTTATTGCAATCCATCTCTTAAACTGCTCTCGGTTATTATTAACAAAAGAAACAATTCTTGTTAATGAGTCTTGGAATCCAGCCCCAAGAGTTAAGAAGAAATTACCATAATTCTCTTTAGCAGTATCTAAAGCAAGCTTTAATCTTGCACCAGCTTTTTCTGGTGACTCACCAATAACTCTTGCAATTTCATCATAATCTTGTACGTTTTTCTCAGTAAATTTAACAAAATCAGCAATCGTTACACGACCTTGTTCAAAATCTTTAGCTAATTCTGGTAATGACCTACCTGTAGCAGCAGCAAACTTAGCAACGGCTCCTGGAAGGCGTTCACCAATTTGACCCTGCATTTCTTCAGCCGTCACCTTACCTTTGGACAATACCTGAGTAGTTGCTCTTATGATTGCCTGTAAATCTGCCTGACTACCACCATAAGCTACACCAGCAGCAACAACACCTCTAAATACACTCTCAGTTTGTTCAAGAGTTAAATTATTTGCACTTGCAGCAGCAGAAATTTTAGCGTAACCATCTAATGTGTCTAATAAATCAACTGTATAATCTTGGCTTACTTGTCTTGCTACTTTTAATGAATGATTATATTCTTCTTGGTTTCTACTAGCAGAAGCTAACGTAATTTTTGCCAAGTTTAACTCTGCTGCATATTCAGCGACACCAGAAGCAGCTTTTCTTACTTGACCTACAGCTAAACCAACTCCAACACCAGGTAAACCACCAACAAGTCCACCAACAGCAGCTTCGGGACTAACTAAAGCAGAACCAGCAGCCAAGCCCACTCTCTGGCCAACACCTCTAGTAAAATTACCAAATCTTGTGCTAGCACCTTTCCCGCTTTTGCCTGATTTCGCTAATGCTGCTTCTGCCTTATTTATATCTCTTGTTAATTCACGATATTCTTTACTTGTCATATCAACATTAGCTCTTAACTCCCTAAAAATATTGATCGAGTCCCTTAATTCGTTTTCTGTTCTATTTGTTGCACCAGCTAAAACCCTAGTTTCTTTAGCCAAAAAACTTATATCACTAGCAGATTGTTTTGCTTGATTTCCAAGAGTTTGAGCAGATCTTTTTAACCTTTGTACTTCTGCACCACCTTCAACAATGGCTTGAATCTTAAGTTTCATTGCTTCTGATAAAGCCATCTTAATCGTCCTTCTTGTTAAACAGCCTTATCGCTTGTGCTTCCATAGTACGAATACCTTCAAACATAAAAGTACAATCTTTTACTAAGTATAGTTTACATAACCAATTAAGCGACTCATATTTTAAACCAATTACACCATTCATTGAAACATTCCATTGAGTCTGCATACGCAGGAACATCATTACGACATCCCAATTATCGTCAAATACTTCAAAATCTTCTTGTTTTTTCTTTGGCATTTTAATTCCCATAACAAGAGCATCTTCGTAAGCGTCATCAACTTGGCTACCGCCATTAAACCAATATTCGGTAGCCTCTTCTAGTTTTTTGAGCCAGCCCCCTCAAGTGATTCAAGATAACCTTTTACTACACCTCTAGCCCAATAAGGATCATCAATAAATTCCTTTTTGTTTGATGTGGTGCAAGTAATGGCAGTACCATCTTCTTCTTCAATACCTTCCCAACCAACTAATACTGCTTCTAATAAATCAGCATCACCTTTGTTAGATAATTTCTTGATTTGAGAAGTAGAAATCTTTTTAAATGTACAAGTAAATTCTTGTAAATCAAAAGTATTAGAACCATCTTCAGAAGGAGATTCGATAGTAACTTTCCACTTGTAGGAAGAAACTTTCTTGCGAATGTATGCCATTAATTAATAATTAGTATTCATACGCAATAATACTAAGCTTGTCAACAGAAAACAAGCTTTACTTCATCATTTCCTGTCGCACTTGGAGTAGGAACAAATGGTAAGTTCAACATCTGAATACCTTGGTCATCAGAATATGTTGGGTTTCCTATGTCACAAACAGGAGCTAAGACAGAAACTATATTTCCTGCTGTTGTTCCATGCTGGAAACAAATCTTTCCTGTTGTATCAGCATTAGCAATAGTAAAGAAGTCCTTCTGAGCCATTGTGGGAGCTTCTAAGACGGCTGTTCCACTTGGTGTTCTATTGGTAAGCAAAACAGACTTATCAGCCCCTACAAGTTCTCTGTAAACGATCTCATTAGCCATGTCCATTGATATGGAACTAATAGCTGCTGTATCGTAATCAAGGAATGATGCTGCAACTGTATTTCCTGCTTTAAATAGAACAGGAGTAGTCTGATTTGAATAAGTTGTTGAAGGTAAGGCAGTATCAGTCGGAGCGTTATAAATTCCTGTTAATGTGAAGTTAAATACTGGTATCGCACCAACTTCTAAATTCATACTTACGCTTCCTCTACAACCTGTGGCTTTATGTAAAACACCTGAGTTGTTGAAATATATAGTTGATGACTCAAAACCTGTTGATCTTGGTAAATAACCTACGTTAGCTGCAATTGAATAACCAGAACTAGATCCAGGAACAAAAGTAGCGGTAGATGCTTTTACAGTCGCAACTTTTGATGTTCCGTTGTAATCAACAATTAAGCCTTTATGTCCATTACCAGTACCAGAAGTGATTGTAATAACCATTCCGTTGTAGTAATCATCATTAGCATTTGCACCAGAAGCTAATGTTATTGATCCAGCACTACCAGCTTGTGAACTTCCTGTAACTGCTGATCCTGTTGTGGTAGCTGTAAATCCACAGGCACGGAGTAAACTGTCCAGCCTACTTGCAGTACCAGCCGTCCCAGAACCCGCAAATTCTGCCTCAAAGTTAATAGCAACCCTAGTATTCGCTAGTAGTTGATCGCTATTACCCATATAGGATCTAATCAAGTCCCTTGAAACTGTTTCAGCTTCGATAGGTGATACGTCTAGGTTTCTAACAAGGACAGCATCAGTTCCCGCAGGACTGCTGTCAGTTCCATAAGATGACTCGATTTTTGTTTGAATAAGTCGAGATCGTGAAAATAGTGCCATGTGGTTATTCCTCGGTGATAGGCATACGGAGCAGCTTTAATTTGATTTTAGTCTAAATTAAGTGGATAAGTCATTTAATTCTGTTCTATATCGAACTAAATAGTTACAACTAATCACTCCCGCAGGTTGGTCAGCATCCATTAATGCAAAATCCACTCCTACTGGTTGTACGTCAATGGCATAACCACCGAGCGTTAAGTCTGCTGTAATTTTGCTATGTAATGATTCAACGATAGGGTCTGCAACCTCATCAGGGACATCACCACGAACAATTACAGCTACACGAACTTGTAAAGACCAATCAAGTTTCGGTAATGTTAAATTTGTTTGAGAACTGTCAGAAACAGGCTCTATAACAAGGGCTGGCGATTCGCCTCTACTTAATGGAACAACACGAGAACGATAAATTCTGGTCGAAACATTGGTAGTACCAGCTAAGACTGTTTTTATTTGATCTAGGATTTGTTCTCTTTTAGTGGTCATGTCTTCTGTAAAGATATGGTTACTAATTGAGCATCACTAGAAAAACGAGTATCTCTAACTGTATAGGCATTACCATCAACAGTTATTGAACTACCCGCTATAAGTGAACCAAAATCACTAGCTTGAGTTTCCAACGTGTAATCGCTGAATAGAACCATTCCATCCATTAATACTTCTGTTGGCTGACGCAATATTCCATTTGCAGTAGTTCCACCCGAAGTACAACTTACTCCGAACTCACCTCCTACAAATACTGAATTGTCATCACTCAGAGCCATCTTTTACTGTTGAAGTTTTAGATTTTTTTAATTTTGTTTCTACTGGTGCATCTGTTACTTTGCCCATCTTTTTTAATAAATCGGCATCAGATTCACTAAGGTCATAAACTGATCCAGCTTCTAAAGCTTGACCGCTTGCAACTGTGTTTCTAAGAACTAGTACTTTCATAAGAAAAAAGGGGGTCAATTATGACCCCTTATAAATTATTAAGCAGTTAAAGCATCTAACATCACAGCGAACGCACTTGGTTGCCTTATTGCTACGTCTAAGGTTGTAATCGCTCTCATTGAGGTTAAAGCCTTAGTGAAATCTGTTGAATCAGAATCAGACATTGCTAGTTCTAAACCATTACCCCAGAAGCCAACCATAGCTTGAGAGAAGTCACCAAATAGAACAGCAGAAGCAACACTAGATTGGTTTCCTTTTGTAAGGTTGCTAGGAACTTGGTTTGTAACTCCGATTTGATAACCGTTGATGATACCAGGAGTTGAACCACGACCAATAGCTTGCTGATTTGTGTTCCAAAGAAATACACCATCACCAGAAGCAGAACCACCAGCACGAAGTTTCTTTAATGCTGTAGAAACTTTTGGATTACTTAAGTAAGCCATGTTTCCACCACCACCATTGTCAATAAGAACTTCTTTTTCAAGATCTATCAAATGCTCAAGTGTGATTGCAGCACCGTTTGTACCACCAGCAACAGAACCGATACCAGAAGTTTGCATAATTCCTGTTGGCTGACCTGATGAACCAGAACCATTAAGAATTGCTAAATCAACTCCAGTAGCTACTGTTTCCTGGAGATCCCTTCTTATTAACTCTTCAATTCCAGGAGTTGCCTGTAACAGAGTCTGTCTAGAGAACTTAGAAAGTACTCCTAAATTTTTCGGTGTCAAACTTACTTGATCAAAAGTTGACTCAGATTGTGTTATGGCTGTTGTTTCATTTGCAAGCCAATAAGCGGTAGAAATACCAGACCTTCTTGGAATTGCAACATCACCCACAAGTCCTGTCATGCTTCTAGCACCAAGAGTAAGTAATAAACTCTCGTTACGAAGTGCCTCAATGAAATCCTGATCTAATAATTCAGTTTCAACTAAGTTTCCACCTGTTGTAGCACTACTAGTGACGTATGTAGCTCTTTTTTGTAGTGCTGCATAAGGAACAAGAATACTTTGCTCTTTAGTTCTAGAAACACCAGAACGCTCAACTTCCTGTGAAATTTCTCTAGCAAAACCAGCAGCCCTAGAAGAATAGTCTCTTGTATAAGCAGCTTTGATTGCAGCTTGAATACTATACTTTTCCTTTCTTAGCTCTTTACTATCTATTTCCATAGGAGAAACAGAAGATGTTGGCTTTTGTTGGATTTGATCTAAAACAGCTTCTCTTGCTCTATCAAGAGTTGAACCATTTTCTACTAATTGTCTGCCTAAATCTTCAAA